GGAAACGTTTTCAACCCAATGTCTGTAACTGTTGAATGGCACATTGCCAACCTTGAGCGCGAAACTGCCGATGGTTACGTTTTCACGGCTCACTACACCGTTGATGCAGAAGACGGCACCTACCGCGCTGGTGCTTACGGCTCGATCGGCTTCCAGCGCCCCGAGACCTTGATCCCCTTTGCTGACCTCACCGAGGAGCAGGTGATCGACTGGCTGAAGGAAGCCCTCGGCTCCGACAAGGTGCTGGAAATCGGTCAAGCCCTGCTGGGTCAACTTGATGAGCAGCGTGCGCCTAGCAAAGCCGCAGGTGTGCCGTGGCAGTAAAAAGCAAGACCGGCACTGCTCGGGTTGAGCATCAGCCTGGTCCTCCTAAGACCACGCGCCAAGGCTATGGGCAGCAGTCCCGTCCACGCCGCCGTGGTCGCAAGCCGCTAAGAGGGCAGGGTAGATAATGGACCGCGACACGCTTGAAAACTGGCGCAAGATCCGCGACCACCTTGAGCGTGTTGGCAAGACGGATAACCACTACTACCGCCGCGCTGTAGCAATTCTCGCGGGCAGGCCGGACCCATTCGATCGCTACGATGGGATCAACGCAGGTCGTCGCGACGATGGCTGAAGAACCACAGAGCGTAGGTGGCGTCTTCTCCGCCTCGCTGCCCACCGTCTTGGCTACTGGCATGGTTGCCATCGGTGGTCTGTTGATCTCCATGCAGATCCAGTCAGCACGGATCGAGGCCACCGTTGTTCAGATGGCCAAATCCATCGAAGAACTTAAGAGTGATTCCCGCAGCGAGCTGGCTGATTTAGACAAGCGCGTGCGTGCTCTTGAGCTTCAGCAGTAACTTAGGGATTCAGGCACTATCACTATGACACCTGAAACCATTGCGATCATCGCGATCATCGTGGCCGCTGGCTCCGAGATCATCGCCATCTCACCGCTGAAGTCCAACAGCTGGATCCAGCTGCTCCTGCAAGCACTGCGCATCATGTTCCCGAAGCGCCGCTGACATGGCCAACACGGCACCGATCACGCTGCAAGCTCTGTTTAGGTACTACAAGGGACTTCCCCATCAGGCCGCGGCGATCAGTCTCCTAGAGCAAAACCTGGCCGCCAATGGCTACCAGGAGGCGATGCGGCGTGATCGGCCGTGGTTCGAGGTTTGGTCGCAAGATGGCAAGCAGGTCGATCTATCGGCTGGCATCAACCTGATCAAGCAGTTCGAGGGTGTGCATCTCTCTGCTTACCCCGATCCGCTCAGCGGTGGCGAGCCGTGGACTATCGGCTACGGCACCACCCGCTATAGCGGCGGCGTGCCGGTGAAGCGTGGCGACAAGATCAACGTGATCGAGGCCGACATGATGCTCCGCCTTGAGATGGATCGTATTGCCGACAAGCTGGCCAGCACTATCCCGCACTGGAAAGTGATGGACGACAACCAGCGATCGGCGCTGGTGAGCTTTGCCTACAACCTCGGCGCTGGCTTCTACGGCACGCCTGGCTTTGAGACGATCAGCAAGGTGCTGCGCGAGCAGGCATGGGATCAGGTACCGAAAGCAATGGAGCTGTACCGCAACCCTGGCACCAACGTCGAGGCTGGTCTGCTGCGGCGCCGCAAAGCAGAAGGTGAGCTATGGGGTGACCACCGACCGAAGCAACAGCAGGAGCCGGCCAGGGTGACGCCTGACTCATCGTTCAGCGCACGCATCACACCGCACATCCGCCTAGGTGAGTTCGCGCTTGATCAGGAGGCCAGGCGATTTCGGCATCAGTATCAGGTGGACACCGCAGCGGAGCTGGCGTCGTTCCTTGAGCGGGTGCGGCAACGCTTCGGCGGCAAGGGCATCATCATCACCTCGGGCTACAGGCCAGCTGCAATCAACGCATCGGTCGGTGGCGCCGCAGATAGTGAGCATCTCTACTCAGCGCCTGGTGTCGGTGCGGTGGATTTCGCCGTTGATGGTGCCGACATGAAAGCTGTCGAGAAGTGGTGCGATGAAAACTGGCCGTATAGCGTCGGCTACGCTGCACCGGCGTTTATTCATCTCGGTCGGCGCGCTGATGGCAAACGCCGGCGCTGGGATTACACCTGATGCTCCTGCCTGATCACGAGATCCGCCGCCTATGCAAACAGCAGGCGATGATCAGCCCATACATCGAAGATCACCTGAACCCAGCCAGCCTGGACGTGACACTGGGCGATCGGATCATGATCGAGGTGGCGGGGCACCCTGAGCTGCAAATCCTCGGCATCACCGGCCACACGCAGGAGGATCCGTTCTGGATTCAACCGGGTGAGTGGTTTCTGGCGGAGACCAGGGAGATCTTCAACCTGCCCGATCACGTCGGTGCGCAGTTCGTGCTCAAATCGAGCCGTGCCCGCGAAGGCTGGGACCACGCTGAGGCCGGGTGGTGTGATCCGGGGTTCTATGGCAGCAGGCTCACCATGGAGTTGAAGAACACCCGCCGGATGCATCCACTGCCGATCTGGCCTGGCTTGCGCATCGGGCAGATGAAGTTTCTGCTGGTGAGCGGTCGGCCTGACCGGAGTTACGCACAGACTGGCCGCTACAACGGGGATCTCGGAGTAACCGCCAGCAAGGGCTAGCGCGCCATCGGGTGCTTCAGTGGCGCCATCCGCATCCGGTGGATCTTGGCTGGCGCCTCAGCCGGATCATCCAGCGGGATCATCGTGTAATCGTCGCAGCCGTGCTGCTCCGCGAAGGTGGTGGCAGCGATGTGGGTGGTGAACGGTCCGATATGCCACGGACCGATGCGGAGGATGTAGGTCATGGGAGGAGGTTAGGGGGCGCCGAAGCGCCCCCGGTGGGGTCAGGCCATCATGGCCTCAATAGTGAAGGCCAGGTCGGGATCGCGGTTGCAGGCTTCGTCTAGGGCAGCGTTAAAGCAGGCGTTGAACACTTCGTCAGCGATCAGTTGACGGATCAGCTCAAGCAGGTCGGCGGTAGAGAGGGTGGTCAGCTTGGCGGTGAAGGTGGAGAGCATTGGTCCGGTGCGTTGATGAACTAACTATACCCCGCCGGCAGGGCACAGTGCCCCGGATGCAGGGCACGTTCGCAAACCGTCACACTGTCCGATCGGGTCGCGCTCGCTACCGTTAGACCAGCCGGGGCTGCTGCCCATGCGGGCGTTCATCGTGGAGATCACCGCCAAAGTGCTGGTGCGCTCCGAAACCGATCCCGAGGAGCTGCCGGCTGATATTTATTCCCAGATCGCTGAGTTCGTCCACAACGAGGAAGACCTCCTAGAGCTGGGCATCGAGCTGTTCACCCTTCCCGTGGACCTCTGTGGATCAGCACCACATTGAAGAAACCCGCCTGGTCACCCGCCGCTCGGCTCGTGACCAGATCCACCTCCGCTGGGGATACCGCTGTGCATATTGCAACGATCCACTAGGCCGTAGCCCCACCCTGGATCACGTCATTCCCAAAGTGCATGGCGGTCTGACCGTCCGCGAGAACCTGGTCAGCTGCTGCCTCATGTGCAACAGCCAGAAAGGCCACAAGCCGTGGGTGGACTGGTATCGTGCCCAGCCGTTCTGGTCTGCGCTTGGTGAATGGGCGATCGTGCAGTGGATCACCAGCCACTCAGAACATCGTCAGCCAGATGGTGGCGAGCAACATGCCGCCTAGCCACGTCAGGCCGAAGATCACCACCGGCGGGTACTTCATGGCCGCAGCATCTGATTCAGGTAGATCTCAGCCTGGAACCAGTCCGAGCTGTACCGGCACACGCCACCAACGCAGCTGCGGTAATACACCTCACCCTTCTCCGCTGGCAGCAGCGTCTCGATGTAGCCGCCATCGCGGTCGGTGCGGCTGATCACTTCAGGACCGAACATCACCGCCCCTCCTGCTGGTGGATCCATGTTTTGAGGCCCGCCACATAGTCCCGCAGCACCTGCGCCTGCTGGAGGTGCCATCCGTCGCCTGAGTCAAACCACAGGCGGTTGTGCCGGTCGATTGCTTGCAACGATTGATGGATAAGCACATTCCACGGCTCACGGATAGGCGTGTTGAACTCACGCTTGGACACGGTGACCTGGGGCGGCCTCTATCAGTCTGCCGCCGGCATCGCTTGCTTGAACATCTCGCACAGCACTGCGTAGCGTCCACCACTCCGCTTTGACTCAGGAATCATCAGCTCACACCGCTGCCTGCTCATATCCCATTGCAGGCAGTCCCAGCACATCACCCGGCAACCAACTGGCCGTATCCGTGCCATCGCCTCCTCATATGCCTTTTTTGCGCGAGGCAATGCCTCCTGTAACTCGATGGTGCCTGTGTTCACCTCGACTTGGTGCTCAGCCTTTGGACCAAGCACCACACGAGCGTGCCAGGTACGGTCCGCTCGATCGCACACCAGCAGCAGTCGGCCAGCGTGCAATCTGATCATTCATCCTCGCCGTAACTCGGCTGGTGGTACAGCCGCTCTAGCTGCATGGTGACCGGCTCATCGGCCTCGGTGATGTCGATGGGATCTGTCTGATCCCGCACGACGAACACCATCCGCGAGCTATGGCGCTTGATCACCAGCAGCCCGATGCGCTCGCTCTTGCACAGGATGCGCAGAGCGATGCGTTCGATCCAAGTCAGCCGGAGATGTTCGAGCATGACTCCATCTTGGCAATGAGTCGGTTCAGATACCACTCCGCTTTGCGGGCATCCTCCAGGGCATCACCCTTGAGCCACATGCGGATCATGTACTTGAGCACCTGCCCCTGGAGGTATGCCGGGACCATGTGCGGTGCATCGCTGATCACCGACTCGATGAAGTCGATGGCCTCGATGGTTGCGGCCTGGTAGTGCGGCGGGTGGTTCACGAGGTCGCCTGCTGTTCTGCGTTCTTCCATTTCTTGCGGGTGATGATGTCGTAGACGTGGGTGCTGGTGATGCCGTAGATGGCCGCCAGCTGTTTGATTGTCCAGCCGCTGGCGTACAGCTTGCGGATGTCGATGGCGTTCTGCGGCGTCAATACAGCGTTGCCGGGCACATGGCCTGGCTTGAAGCTGGTGCTGGTTGGTAGCCTCAGGCCCATTTGCCCAGCAGTACCTGGCGGCATACCTCGATAGCCTGCTGCGCCTGCTTCTCGGTCATCACTGATTCGGTCTCATCCATCGCCTTCACCACCCGCTTGAAGATTTCCTCGTAGCTGGTGTCGCGGAAATTGCTGGCCATGTCACGAGCGAACTCTTCCCACAGTCCCGTCACAGTGCCACGCAGTGGATGGCCATAGGGCAACTCCTCACGGCCGCTGCGCTGGTACAGCGCCTCCATCATGTCGGCGCGCTGCTGGTCGAGTTGCGTGGTGGTCATTCGTCGAGGTACTGGCGGAGGTTGAGCAGTTCAGCGCAAAGCTGCTCGCGGTTCTTGATCCCGCAAGTGCTGCGCAGCTGATCAACACGGATGTCGATCAGGAGGCGGAGGCGGTCCCGTTCGGATGACTGGCCAGCCTTGAACGTGTTGCTGCCTTCCAAGAGGCTATAGAGGCGGGCGCGGGCGGCGGCGTTGTTCATAATTGCACACACTGCACATGTTCCATAGGGCATTCATAGAACTTGCGATCTCGATTCTTGAAGCGATCACGTTTGACCACTTGACGCCAATGCCCCTTAGTGCTGGATGGCACTACAAAAGCCGCTGTCATTTCACGGTTGAGGATGACATAGGCAAAGGGCTTGGGGCGAGCATTGTCAAAGCAGTGACAGGCATCAACAATGATGGTGGTGTAACTAAAGTCCTCCTTGCTGGTGAAGGTAAGTGATTTGCGTTGTTTTACCTCAACCCGTTGGAGTATTTCCAGATCGCCAGCGTCCGAAAACTCGGCCATAGCAGATGGATCCGGGCGCTCAAATGTTGGGCGCACCACTACTGGGTAACCTTTGCTGCGCAGCCATTTGGCGACACGCTCAACGCTTTCTTGACTCTCGCGAAGATCATCGAGGAAGGTCGGATCTGATGTGTCGTAGTCGTAAGTCACGCCACCTCCACCTCAGCGCCCGGCCAGCGGGCTTCTGCATAGCGGATCGCATGTCGGCTGCTCTCTGCCTTGGTGATCCATGTCATCGGCTGGCCGCCTGACTTGTACACGATCACGCGAAACTCACGAGTGCGGCTGCCATGCACTGGCCGGCTAATGCCTTCGCCATGCCGGCTCTGGTCATCTTCATCATTGCGCCATTGAAAGGCGATGGGTGAATCAGTCATGGATCACGCTCTCGGTGACAGCTTCAACATTGAGCCACTCAAGCTCAGACCACCACGGCATCCAAGTGCGTGCGGCGATTTCTTTGGCTTCTGTAAGGCTGTGTGCCCAGATGCACTCACAGACATTGGCGCTGCGGATCTGGAAGTAAAAGCGGCGGGGGCGGGTCACTTGCGCACCTCCACCAGCGGCTGCGTGCCGGAGTGCGTAGCGCCTGCTTGGTTGCCTGCCTCGATGCCGATCATGGCGAACACGGCAGCGACGACAAGCAGGCAGATGGCATTGTTGATGCGGTTGATCATTGGATTGAAGTGATAGGTGGATGGGAGCCAAGGATGGCTCAGGCGGCAACGAACGCCTCGACTTGACGGCGGTCGTACCAGCGATCGCCGTTGCCAGCGATCTCGACAACCAGCAGGGTGCCCCAGAACTCGATGAACTGATCAATCGTGTAACCGGCTTTCTCAAGGGTGTAGAGGATGTTGCCGGCGTGGATCAGGTGAGCGGGGTTGGTCATTGGCTTAGTGGGTTGCCGATGACGTAATTATGCACCGCCGGCAGGGCACACGCCAATCCCGTGTGACAGTTCTTCACACGGCCTCGGTGCCGACCGCGATCTCCACCGGAACCCGCAGCACTGGCTTGCTTTGGCCCTTTGCATCAATCCGCCCCCAGCCCACCACCGCCGGGCTAACGGGCAGCTCCACTGTGAACCACACGAACCCGCAGTCCCCGCACTGCCGCTTCCGCACGGTCACGCCTGGTTCCTTGTTGTTCGTTGCCACTGCCCGCACCATCGAGCTGGAGCATCGCTGGCATTGCATCGGTATCATGCACCTGTACCCCACTGGTCTAGCACAATGCGGTTCGGTGAGTGGATGGCCGTCACCCTTTCGGCAGAGCAGCTGTTCGAGATCGAAAAACATGCCCGCGCTCTGCTCAACAGCAAAGACGCAGGCACCATGGCCGTTGCTCTCTATAAGCAGGCCTGCTACCAGCAACAACTGCTCCAGCAGGCCGTCAACGAGATCGCGCGGCTCGAATGTGAACTGATGGGGCGTTAGAACATATCGTCGCTCACGTCGACGACCACGCCATCAGTGGCCGCGGCCAGCTTCTGCGCAGCATCACCGGGATCCACCCAGTCGCGCGGCGGCTGTGCCACAGCACTCACATAGGCCAGCCCCTTCTGGCTGGTCTTCTTCCAGCCGCTGATCGGCACCTGGACGCTGCCGTACTGGTCGGGCGTCTGGCTCATCACAAAGCGGCAGAAGGCATCCAGCTCCTCCACTTTGATGTTCATCATCCCGCTGAAGTCCACCTTGCTTTCAGGCTTGGTCGACTTAAAGATGCTCAGGTTCAGCTTGAAGCTCATGGTTGTTCGTTGGTAATGGTGTTGGCCTGTTCGTATTGCTCCACCCCGGCCAATGGGTAGAGCACGAAGCCTGGCGTGCGGAAATATGCCGGGCCCTTACCTGCCTTTCGCCAGCGCATCAGCGTGTCAGGGTGCAACCCCCATCGCTGCGCAAGCTGGGTAGCAGTCAGGTACTCAGAAGAGTTCATCGCTCTCAGGTTCGGGTGCAGGTGCAGGTGCAGGTGCCGGCTCGGGGCT